TTAATCTTGTTTAGGTTCTGTATAGTTCAGCGCATTAGCACTGTCACCAAAACCTTTAGTTGTAGGGTCTGGAATGATGTTTAGGATATTAACGATAGTCAGCCCTACAAGATAAGGGTTGTTGACGAATTTCACAAGCAGAGAGCCTACAGCATTCCAACTCGTCAAATCTTCAAACTTGATGCCGAAATATGCCAAAACCGGCAGCGCCAAAGCTAGGATAAGACGTAGGTAAAATTGACGGTTTTTAGAGTTAAAACGTACTTTCCAATTGATTTTTTTCATGATTTTAACTTCCTTTCTTTTCGATCATGATTTTGAGTTCTTTGACATCTTCTGTCAAATTCTTGATTTGCTCTGTCATAGCGACAAGAGCTTGGTTCTGCTTGTCGTGGTCGTCCAAGCGTCGAGTGTGGTCTTTCGTCTGCTGCTCTAAAAAGCCCAAGCGCAATTCCAATGAGTTGATTTTGGTTGCTTGCTCAATGCTTTTAGCCCGCAGAACATTGTAAAAACCGTAAATGGTTATGATAAAACCAATTACAGTTATCAAAAACTGGTACTCTGGTTTCAAATAATAATCACCCCCTTTCTAGTTTCTTGGTTTAGTCCAGCGATACGCCACGCCAATACCGGCCAATTCCAACCGACCACCCGTCAAAAAATCTGCGACTGGTTCGCCATTGTACGTAAAATCTCTATTGACCTGCACAAGCACTCTCTTACCTTCTCCAAATTGTTCGGCGTAGGATTCGTCAACGAGAGCGAAGATATCGTAAGATTGATAGGTCGTTCCGATTTTAGCTAACTCCACAAGCTCTAAATATCTTTTGTAGATTGTTGGATCTACAGGATTGTCAGTATTAGTCACTGCATCAAGTACTGTTACTTCTGAAAGTTTGGCGAGTTTATCAATCACTTCCGATTGTTCAGCCACTGACTTGTCAAGTTCTTTAAATGCATACGCTGTGTAATGCTCTTTGAAAAACTCAGCCTTAATCAAAGCGAGTAATTCATCGTGTGATTTGTGCGTATGGTCACCATTTAGCGGATAAGCAGCCGTAGAAAAGTAAGGCTGTTGCTGATAGATTGTTACAATCGTACGATTGATTTCACCATTGGCACCGTATTGTCCAGATACATCTTTTACTTCGTAGCTCATGCTGCACCCCCTTTTCCTTTTTCTTCTTCGAACATTTTACGCAGCTTATCGTTGCTATCGATTACAGACTTATAAGCAGCCAGTTCTTCTTGCACTTGCTCTAAAGCGCCTTTGTAATTAGCAGACACTGCTTTAAGTTCGGCGATTTCGATAGCCTGATTGGCAATATTAGTCGCTAGTTCGCTTGTGATATGTTGATACATTTGTTCTTGCATGTTTTCTCCTTTAAATTGAGTAATCTGTTACATTTGTCCAGCCATTACGCTCAGCTATCATTTTGACAAGCCTTGCCAATGCATTGTGATACTCGATTAAGTCCTTGTTATTTTTTAGCAGTTTCAGATTTGGGCAACTAATCTGCATATTTCTCGAGCTGGAAAGGATTACATCATCGCCGTGTAGAAGTGCTCTGCCAATATTTTCTCCCACAGCGCTACCATCTCCGATAGTTAAAAAAGCACCGCCGCTCTTAGAAACTTGAAACTTCAAACCAGTTCGAGCTGTAGCGGTGATAACACCCCTGGTTCTTGAATTATCAGCCCCGACTGCAAGGTAAGCAGCGCTTTTTCCACCTGACAATATAGTGTACAAATCTCTATTATTGGGACGATTTTTTAAATAATCAAAATCGCTTTTATCAACCCCTGCAGCGATTACTAGACCAGAGCCGCTGCCGTTTACAATCCGACTGCCGTCACTAAAAACAGAGTACTGACTGTATTTATTATTTTCAAAACCTAAAAAAGTATTTTGGCTAAATAAAAGCGAGTTGTTTTTACTATCAATCACAAACTCATCATTTTGACCTTTAAAAATAGACCCTTTGATATCAATACCGCTGATAGTGCCTGATGTGATACTATTTGCGTTTAAATTGATGAGGTTGACTCGATTAGCATCTATCGTTCCTGCGGTGATTTTATCGGCTGAGACGCTTTCGATTGCTGCGCTCTTAATAGCTGCATTATCTATCAGCGTTTCGCCTGTAATGTGGAATCTCTTACCAACAAATCTAAAATCACCATCTGTCAGATTGACTTGTCCGACAATGTCACCAGCTGAGTTGAGGTTTTTTACAGCCCAAGATCCAGCAAGCTGTGTCTGGATAGTTTTCACGGCTTGGCCTGCTTTTTCGGATTGTGTCAACAAACGCTCAATTTTTGTTGGCTCGTATTCACTCTTGGCTTCTGTACCCTCAATCACAATCGGCTTAGATATCTTTGCTGTTCCAGTGCCACTAAATTCAATTTGTAATTCTGGGTTGATTTTTGAATTCTTGCCTAGAATTGGTAAAGAACCAGTATAAACATCACCATTGACACTTTTTGAAAGTGTATAAGCACTGTTATTATTGCTTCTGTAATAAATGTTTCTAACTTGTAGACCGCCTGCAGTTTCGATTTTTATGGCAAAAGAAAACTGCTGAGTAGTCTCAGACAGCGAATACATCGGGATATAGATATTGCGGTTGCCTTGCGTGTCTACAACAAAAGTTAATTTGTTATACACACTTCCGCTGACAGTTTCGAGCGCAACTTGCTTAATGGCCGTATATGAGTCTAGACGATAATTGCTAATTTCGTAAGGATCGATGACGTAGTTTGTTACATCAAGTTCCTTGCTTACTAACTTGCTGATTTCCGTCTGAAAGAGACTATCGGTCATTGTCATTCTGGCAATATTTTGCTTAACATTTTCTTCTGTCGTTCCAATGAGTCTATCGTATAGCTTTTGAGTTTCTATTACAGATTGGACTTCAGTACGTTTGACGTAGCCAGCTTCTTCTACTTTGGTTAGTAAAGTAGTGACACCTTTTGCGGTTTCATCTCTAACTAGCTGAGTTAGCTCTTGTTTTCTTTGGCCGTCTGCATCAGCATAGTTTTTTACTTGTGTGACAGTCGCTTTGATGCCGTCTAATGTTCTATCTAGCGTCGTCACTCGACTATCTAGCCACTCGGCCCCATCTTCGGGAGCTGGTTGCCACAAGCGTTCGTTTGTGCCTTCGTAGAAATCTATCTCAGTCAGAAATAGACCGCCCCATTTATTAGGGTTGTTCTTGTCGTACTCAAATTGGAGATAACCATCGTCAAATTCACCAACATTAAATTTTAATGTTTTCTTGACTGTTCTACCATTGTCAAATACGGCTCCATCAACCCAACGAGGCTGACCATCAAACACTAGTTGCTTTTCGTCAAAGTCTGCTGTTGACCCCTTTTTGCGTTTGCAAAAATAGATTCGAAAATACTTGGAGTTGTTATCGAATCCAAGTACATTCAACGTGTAGTCTGTGCTTCGTTTAACAATAAAACGTGGACTTTTAACAACTGCACCCGGTCTCAATTCAAACATTCGTTTCTGACCGTTTAAGTAAAATGGATGGGATGTAAAACCTAATCTATTGTTAGCTTCTGTCCAATACTTCAGACCTTCATCCGCTCGAGAATTGCGAATCATATTAGGGCCGCCCGAGCCTTTGGTCTGCACTTCTGCAATCGTCTCTCTTATCCCGTCTGCAGTCTGCTTCATTTCTGCTTTAGTAACTGTGTTTTCCAAGGATTGAGTTAAGCGAGTGATAGCTGCATCGTTCGTCTGTTGGTATAAAGTTGTTTCAGATTTAAGATTGACTATTCGATCAATGGTTCTTTGGATGTTTTGTTTCTGTGCCTTAAATCTTCTTCCAGCTCCCTCCCCGTCCTCATTAAAGGCGTCAGCTTTTATTTGTGAGTTGATTTTATTGAGAAGTCCTTGGCTGTCGATGATACCGCCCGCTTTTTCCAAAGCTTCATTTGCTTTGTTTGCGGCTTGTACTGTTTTTTCTTTTATTTCTGCTGCTTTTCGGTCGAACTCGGCATCAAATTTAGTCTTATCAAATTCTGTTGGTTCCAATTCCCATTCTGCCCCGTTCCAAAAATACAGCTCCTTTTTGTCTCCAACTGTTAAAAACAATCGGTCACCTTTTTTTAAGGTGCCTTTTGGCACGTCTAACGGTTTAGCATCTCCAAAATAATTTGTCGTTTTGCCATCTGCTGCCACAAGTGCTTGAGTAGCGTATTTAATAGCTGCAGCGCTGTTCGAAGCTGATGCTGACACTGAACGACTCAAGCCACTGATTTCGCTCGTATAACGCTGGACTGATCCAACATCATTACATGTTACTTTTCGGCTGATTAAATTGCCGCCTACGTCATACTCACTTATAAACGATACGATACGGACTCGTTGTTTAAAGCCTAATGTCTCATTAATTGCCATTATATAGTCACCGGCCACAGGGCGTGTCATTGTATAACCTGCTTTTGATAAATCCTCCATATCAATCTCGATAGAGATTTTATAAGATTTATCGACATTATCTTTTAATCTTTCTAAAAGCGTACCAGTATCCTTGTAACGTTCATCTACTATAGGCTCGGCTTCAATACGGCCGTATATTTTTGCTAAAGGACTCTCGTAGGCAGAAATATAACGCCCCAGCGAATGGTCATTCTCGTCTTTCCACGCTCCTAGACCTCGCTGATAAGTGACAAAGCTATTGATATCTTTTTCAACTTTTAACTCATTCATGTTAAAGTTTTTTCTGACTATGGTAGATAAATCAGTGCCGACATTTTTAACAATACGTACAACGTGACCACTGACCGAAAATTCAAGCTTAGCAGCCTTGATAATATCATAAAAAAGTGAAAGTCTGCTCTTGTTCCCGAAGTTCTCTTTTCTAATAGCTGGTACTGTAACTTCTAAGTTGTATGTATATCCGCTATCTTTAAAAATAGCTCCTAAATATCTCTCGAAAGTATTTGAGCCGTCTAAAACCTCGTACATTACAGATTTTGACATATCGTAAAAGAACTGATGTACAGCATCAAATTCAACTTCGATTTGATTGCCCGTGTCGTTCGGTTTGGCATAAATAACACGATAATATTCATCATCCAATCGAAAACGCCATCCTCTATCAATACCTCGCAACACTTTGTTATTTGTGTAAATCGTTCCTTTAACAGATAATTCACCATTGACAGAATTTGTTACAGAATAAGATGCTTGTGCTCCATATTCATTGTCTTTTTCATCTAAAAAAGTAAGCAAATAATCTCACCTCCTGTCTTACTTGTACAATTCCTTGAAATCAAGAATTTTAATTGTACCTACGAAATTAGTTGTATATCTGATAAGTTTTTGAGGACTAGGCCGGATAATGAAGTATTCATAATTTGTTCGATTATTTACGTTAAGATCCGCGGTAGCAATTCCTTTGTATAGCCTTGTTTCTACACCAGTAATAATAATTTTTTGTCCGGCGTGAATCGGTGCCTCCATGTGGCTATATGTCCATCTTCTGCCGTCAATTTCAAGGAAGAAGCTCGTTTGTTCCGCACTAGATGATAGTTCTATCGTCAACGGCGTTTCTAGCTGATTTAAAGCAGCAGTCCCTCTGTAAGCGAAGGATCCTCCAGCTAAAACAAGTTCTTTAGGCTCTGTTTCTCCGTACGGCAATTCAGCGGTTGCTAGTTCAAATGCGATATTATATTTTAAACCCGTTAAAGTTTTACCAATAAATGAAAAATCAATCTCTTTATTAATGTGCACCTTGTAACGATATTTCCATGCAACGTGAGGTACTTCTAAAAGATTTAAATCTCCGTTTTTTGCTCCCGGCAATTCGAAACTGTACAAATCATCTTGTTCTGGGTGCATTTTGGTTACAAAATAAGGTTTGTCACCATATAACCAACCTGCAAGTTCGTCTTGTTTTTCCATAAAAGCTGAAAGGCTAGCAACAGCCAACCTTCCTGTAACTTTTATAATTTTTTGACGCAAGGTAATACCATCGTGGATATATCCGCTGCGCCCTTTGACAGTACGCCTATCTATCTCAATAGAAGCTGTTTTATCCTCGATACGGATGTTATAGATGCCTAACTGAGATAACTTTGTTTCAGCGTTGTCATGTTTAATTAATAAATCCATGCAATTACCTTTCTAGTCAAAAACAAAATATTCATCTTTTGTTTTTGCTCGCGCTTCTCTTTCTTTGACAGATGTATAAATCTTATCTCCAACAATTTCGTTGTGAACTTCGAATTTAGTATCTGATAATTGAGAATTACGGACATCATCACTTAGATTCTCTAGTGAAGAACGCAAGCCTGTATTATTGACACTAGCCGATGTCGTGATTAAACTGTCAACACCGTATCGTTGATCAGTAATAGCCATAGCGTATTGCTTGGCAACTCCCTTTATCTTATTGATCCAATCAGCCATGCCAATATACATACCTTCGCCTGTGAATCCACCAATAGATTTCATCACTCGAGAAGGTGAGTGAATATCTAATGCACTGCGCATAGTGCTCGCAATATTAGAAGCGATACTAGAAGCAAGAGAATATAAACTTCCAGCAGTTCCAGACAATCCGTTATACAAACCCATACCAGCATGATACCCAACTTCTTGTAAAGAATTACTCAAAGAACTAAATGCAGATACAATTCCATTGCTTGCGTCAGTAGCTGTATTTTGCACTTGCGTCATGCCAACACTTACGGCAGAAACAATAGCATTCATCCCTTTTTCTGATGCAGATTTAGCTTTATCAAACGTCTTAGTGAAGACAGATGCAACCTTGTTACCAACATTTGTAGCGGACTGATTTACTTTATTCATCCCATCTGTGACAGCTTTTGCGACTCCATCCATCGCATTTTTAGCATTGGTTTCAGCTTTTTTAAAGTTTTCACTGACACTATTAGCTACTGCAGCAGAGTTACTTTGGGCACTTGTTTGCATAGCGTTAAGCGATGTAGTTGTGCTGTTTTGCATAGCTGTTGCCGCACCAGTTGCGCTTGTACTCATAGTGGCATAATTAGTCGAAACAGCTGAAGCCGCTTGGCTAGATGTAGCTGCAGCGTTAGCTTGAACGGTTTGAAATGCTGTGTTTGAGGTGTTTTGCAAGGTCGCCATAGTCCCGCTGGCATTTGTATTCAAAGCGCTTAAATTTGTTGATACATTTGTATTCATAGCTTGCGCTTGTGCCGTTGCATTTGTTTGCGCCTGCATCATGCCAGTTGTCACGTTAGTATTAACAGTTTGAGCACTTGCCCCGGCATTTGTCGCCATAGTATTCATGGATAGATCTACGTTTGTCTGCATCGTTTGCGCCTGCAAAGTAGCATTTGTCTGCATTGTAGCCATTCCATTTGTTACGTTGGCGCTGGTTGAATTGATAGAGTTCAAAGCGTTCAATCCCATAGTATCTATATTGGTTTGAACTCCTGTAGCCATGTCCTGCGTATTCGTCTTCACATTCGTAGACATTTCAGCAGTTTTGGTTGTTACAGACGATGATAAATCGTCCATAGTTGCTTTTGTTTTACTAGCCCCTTCGTCACTTTTTCCGGTCATCCAATCCCATATACCACCAAAGAAATCACCTACAGCTTTTCCTATGCTAGTAATACCTTCAAGCAAAGCTTTGCCAAGCGCTTCTATCAACTTGCCTGCTGCTTCAATGATTTTAGGAACACCTCGGATTAACCCTACAACCAATCCAATTACTAATTGTATTCCTCCAGAAATCAATTGAGGTATAGCTTGGATCAATCCCGTTACAAGAGCGACGATAATCTGCCCTGCTGCTTCAATGATTTTAGGCAAATTACTTATCAACCCATTAAATAGGGATAGTATTAATTGTATACCACCTTGAATAATAGCCGGTAAATTCTCTACAAGTCCTTGGATAAATGAAGTGATAATCTGCACTGCGATATCAAGGATCGTTGGTAACGATTGAATGATTCCATTTATCAGATTTTGTAAAATCTGGATTCCGTTTTGGATGATCTGTGGCATTTGTTGTCCAAGACCAGATAAAAACGTTGTGATAGCTTGCTGTGCAGCTTGCAAAATTTGAGGTAAATTATTCAGTAAACCTTGAACTAAATTAGCCAATAACTCTACACCTATGCCAATCAATTGCGGCAATGCACTAGCAATAGATTGTACAAAAGTCCCAATGACGGTTACTGCTGAACTGATTAGCGATGTAGCGTTTTGTCCTACGCCTTGAACTAAGCTGCCGATTAAATCAACACCAGCCTGTACCAAGACAGGGAACATAGTCGCAAAAGCGTTCGCCAATTTAGCAATTAGCTCTGCTCCTGAAGCAATTAACTGTGGAATTTGACTAACGATTCCTTGGACTAGATTCTGAATGATTTGTGGGCCTTTAGTTGTCACAATATTTAAAAGTTGGTCTATTTGCCCGCCAAATTGGTTGTTTATAATCCCTAGACCAGCAACAACTAACCCAAGAATTGCAGCAGGACCAATAGCAGCTAAAGCTACGCGCATAATAGCGCCAATCCCCTGAGACATCATTCCCATCACTGACAAACCTTGCGAAGCAGCAGAACCAAAGACTCCTGGCAACCCTCCAATTTTAGAAGCGAATGCCCCGACATAACCAGATGCCGAGCTGAAACTGCCACCAATCAAAGAACCAAAAGAACCAATTTTAGAACCAAGTCCACCTAAAAGACCTGTTAAAAGTGATAAACCTTTAGTAGCTGGACTAAAAGCAAGCAATCCTCCGACTAAACTCAAGATAGGCGCTGCTGCTGACATTGTACTTTTGAATTTATCCATGACCCCATCTGCCAGCTTAGTGCCATTCAAAAAGTGGTCTAAAACTGGATTGATTGTTGCCATGGCATCAGTAAATTTTTGGATTGCTTGTGATTGACTGAATTTATCTACTAACTTATCCACATATTTTACAATTGTAGTGAACAGTGGTAGAACGGATTCACCGAGCTTTATTTGCAAAGTCTCAAACGACCCACTCAATCCTTCGATAGCACCCTTTAAGTTATTTAACTTTTCGGCAGCAACTTGTGCAGCGGTAACCTTGCTGATTTCCGCTTGCATTTTATTAGCTCCATCTGCTCCCTCGTTCATCGCGATAGTTGCCGCACGCACGGCATCTGTACCAAATATTGTTTTGAGAGCCTGTTGTTGTTGCTGTTCTGTTAAACCACTCAAGCTATTTTTTAATACTTGAGAGATTTCAGCAAATGATTTCACTTTACCTTCGGCCGTAAAGAACTGGTTCGCTCCATCGGCAGTTATGATGCCGAGTTCTCTCATCATATTCGTTTGCGCCTTAGTTTGTGGCTGCAAATTCATCAACATTGTCTTGAGAGATGTACCGGCATCAGAACCTTTAAGACCATTTTGTGCAAAGACAGCCAAAGCGTTGGTTGTATCTCTAAAAGAAAGTCCTAAGCCGCTAGCCACAGGGGCAACTGCCGAAAGGCCATATTTCAATTCATGCACATCTGTAGCAGATGCATTTGCTGCTCCTGCCAATTGATTAGCTGCATCAACTACTGAAAGATTATCTTTTTTAAATGCATTTAATGCTGTAGATGCTATTTCTGCGGCTTCTTTTAAGTCAAGCTCCCCAGCTGTTGCTAAGTTCAAAGCACCTGTCAAACCACCATCTAAAATATCTTTGGTAGACACACCAGCTTTCGCTAGCTCCTCAATAGCATCCGCTGCCTCGGTAGCAGAGAACGCTGTATCAGCACCGGCTTTAATTGCTGCATCGTGAAATTGCTTCATCACATCAGCGCTAGATCCAGTAACAGCTTTGATGCTACTCATACGAGCTTCAAAGTCGACTGACTTAGTAATCGCTCCGCCTATCGCATTTTTTATAAAATTGAATCCTGCATAAGCTGCAGAAATGCCAAGAGCGGTTTTTATTAGATTACTAGTTGCAGATGCTGCTTTATTGGTGTGATTAACAATTCCAGTTAAAGCATTAGCGGCTTTGTTTCCAGCTTGTTGAAAAGCATTACCTAAACCACTTGTGATTTTTCCAGATAAGGAGCTTATTTTTCCAATAAGCTTCCCGCCTAAAGAGTTGCTAACTTGGTTTGTAAAATTATTTACTTTCCCTAAAGCTGAATTAAAAGCATTTCCGATAGCGTTGCCAACCGAAGACATTTTACTTGTAATCGGAGACAAGGCGCTAGATACTTTAGAACTCAAACCAGCAAATGCTTGCCCTATTTTATTTAGTCCCGCTTGTATGGGTTCGGGCAGGCGTTGGCCGATATTGGATGCGATACGTTGGATTTCACCTAAAGCGATATTTAGACCGCCTTTGATGCCTTGACCGATTTTCTGGCCAATGGTTGAGTTAGATTTTGCTAGTTCGTTCATCAATTGACCGATTTTTTGGATCATCTGATTAGAGCTATTGACTGCAGCTTTCTGAGCATCATCAAAAGCTTTTTTAGTAGTGGCTATGACATCATTCATAGCTTTTTCGTAATCCTTAGTATCGGCTCCGATAAACGCAAAAATCGAACCATCATAAGACATGCATCCACCTCCTTACTACTTATTTAATTTCTATTTGCGAACATCTGGCTTGCTCTCTCAAGCATGGCCACGAATTCCCCTTTTTTCTTGATTTCTTGTTTTGTAGGCTTATTAAAAGCTTTACGAACTTTCTCTTTATCCTTCTTCTTACTAAGTTTCTTAGCATCCATTTTCTTAGCGTTGAGCGTGTAGCGCATTTCAACTGCTAGGCCTGATAGAGCTTCGCGCATTTCTATCTGCTTGTAATACAGCCCCTCTTGGATAGCTTCCAGTTCCCATTTATTGCAGTTCAAAATTGTTTCTTGGTCAGTAAGACCAAGTTTTGCGCACTCTGTTAAGACACTGCGTTTTCCATCTTGCCAATAATTTCTGAAATTGCTTTGACTTGAGCTTTTGCTGTTGGATCGTCCTCTTTCGCTTGGCTCTCTGCTAACTCCTTGCCAAGTTTCATGTTGTCGATATATTTCAAAATCTTTTTCTTGAAAAAACCGGATTGCACCATCTCAACTTGGATTTCTTCAAACAAAGCTTCCTGTGGGTCATCAGCTTCTGAATTTTCGAAGTATTCCTCAATAGCTGCCAAAGCTTCATCTTCAGATACTGCTTTGGCTTTTTTACTTCCGCAAAATTGAATCAAGTCAACGATTCCTTGGTCATCACGGTTTACAATTTTGAAAAAGAGAGCTCCGACCCCATTATTTGATGATTGGCCGTTTTCATCTTTTGTTGCTAATTCTTTATCAATCTTAAACATCAAGCGATAGTCGAATTTGATTTCAATTAGTTTATTTCCGATTTTAAATTCCATGTTTGATTTTTTCTCCTTTTACACAAAAAATAAAAAGGCGACCTACGAAAGCCACCTTTCTAAAAATTAGCGCTGGATATTGTCGTAGTCGCCCGTGGTCTCGCCCGGGTTTTGGTAAGCGTAGATATTGTTCAACACAGCCAATTCCTCAGCAGAAAGCGGGAATTTACCATCTTGCAATCGCCCTACAACGCCAGCAGTGTATGAAAGCTCAACAAATTCTTCAACGCCGTCGTTGAATTCGACATCATCGGTGATTTTAGCATATCCAAACTTAGCAGGATAAACATCTTTTTTATTCGGTTCTTCACCGGTTTGTGTCTTGACGCTTTCATCGACAACGACACGCCAAATTTTGATTGACTCTCCTGTCGCTTGTGCATCTAAAATTACTTTCACTGACGGATCCATCGGCGCGAAGTATTGAGTTAATTCGATTGAGTGTTCGTCACTTGATTTCTCAAGCAAACGCCCTTGTTGAGTTTGCTCGTCTTGGTATTCACCACCAAGTGTAGTTGTTCCGTCTGTACGATAAGCTGGAAGCAATGCCCCCTCGCCTTTTTCAGCATGGATCGATTGAATGAAGTAAAATACTTTCTTACCAACAATAGGTTTAGCTGTAGTAATCTTTACTTGTCCTTTTTCAGCCATTTAGGACCTCCTTAATTAAAGTATTGTCTCGGTCATTTTAATGACGATATGATAGACCTCTCGACCGATTGAGTTGTCCATCAATATGCTTGATGTCGTCCGTGTGTTGCGACCTAATAGCCGAATAGTTTGAGATTTGATGTTTTCTGCATAGGCTCTACTCTTGTTTCCAGATAGATATATATCAATTTGAATAGTGCTGTCTTCGATTATCAGCCCCGTCTGCGCCGTTTTCGATGTGTCGGATATAATTCCGCCCACAACAATAAACGGCTCTGCTACGGACGAGTCGGGTAGTTTAAAATGGATTGGAAGACCTAAAGGTTCCAATCGCTTTCTTAAGTCTTTTAACAATTTAGTTGTTGGTGAATCCATGATCACCTACTTTCCAAATATCTTATTCAGATTTTTCATCAATTTTGGATGTTCTTCCTTCAATGCTAGTTCCATGAACGGTTGGGCTATCATCTTGCGAGTTCCGAGTTCGACATACACAGAATATTCAGCTGGAGAAATGACCTTATACCCTAGCAAACTTGCTTGCATGCTATAGATGTTATCACTTAACCAACCTGTATCCCAAGGCGCATATAACTTAGAAGCTTTTTCGACTCTTAAACTAGAACGATTTAGTTCTTTGTTAACAACAACCTTAGAATATCGACCTTTCTTGTTAGTCATTCGTATAAATCTATCAAGACCTTTTACTTTGTAACTCAGACTCATAGATAAATCACCGTGCTGTTTCTGTGATGTTTCTTGCCTTTGATAGCTCGTCGCTTGCCGTTATAAATGACTTCTGAGAAATCTTGATGAATACCTTGTAAATGCAACTTAAAACTGTCTAGATTGTATTTTCCAAAGATTCCCATCTGTTCATTGTTGGTTAGCGTCCCGCGCTGACAAGGCAACGGCCCGATTTCTTCTGTTGTAATATCGTCTTCTAGCTCGTCTTTAGGAGCGGTTTCTCTGATTAAAATGACTCTGTCGTTGTAAATCACATCGCCACCCCCTCACTAGATAAAACGTGCGATTCCTCGCGCTTGCCTTTTTGTAGCTAAAGAAATGAGGGTCTGTTTATCATCTTCAGACAAATAACTGTCTTCCCATGTAAATGCCCTTCCTTCCTCGCTATCGGCCTTAGCGCCTTCAGAATTTAGCTTGTTAAATCGTTTGATAGCCACATCTCGAACGATGTATGCTGCATTGTTTGGAATTTCCGTAATTGATGTTTCAGAGTAGCGATTGACAAAGGCAAGGATGCGCTCCGTGCTTTCTTTGATGGTCAAATTCAGCAAGTCATCCTGCGCAGTATCGCTTACCCCTTTTAATAATTTGATTTCTTTCAAAATCTTATCCGTATCAATCGCTGTCATTTACTAACCTCCAGGTACTGGTGCTGGTTTTTCGATAGTAGTCTCTACGACACCTTGAGGGATTTCTGCAAAGAGTACGTTAGCACCGAAGAATACAGACTCATAAGTGAGGTTTTTCAAAGCACGGTCACGAGCAACTGCAATCAAACCAGTTTCATCTGTAAAGTCCGCAAACAATCCGCCGAGGTCTCCAGAAGCTACATTCAAGTTAGCAAACACAAGGTTTTCGATTGCTGTTGTGTAGATTTTGCCTTCTGGTACGCCGTTCATAACGATTACGTTTTGCATACCCAAGAAATTCTTGAGCAAAGTCATACCGAATACGTTAGAAGCATCAGCGCCTACACCAGCGTTTCCAAGATATTCAGCGGCATCAACCGGATTCACAAAAGTAACGATTGGAGATCCTTCGAATTCGTTGAAAGTTGCGATTTTTGCCCATGCTTGAGCAAGCGCGCCTTGCAAACCTTTACCTTTGTTCTTAGTTGGGTTAGCTTTTAGGAAAGTGAAGAATTGTTCTTTGATTCCATTTTGAATTTCGCGCATCAAACGTGTATCAGCTTCCGTGATGGCAATAGACGCTCCATGACGAGCAATTGCTTCAGCAGATACAGAACGACGTTTCTTGAACCACGCTACTTCATAAGCGTCTGCTTTAGCGCGTACCATTTGAGAAAGCGGAATATCTTCACCTTCGCCCGGATTTGTTGCGTTTACGTCAGCAGTCCATTTGTAAGTCTGGATTTTGAGATCACTTGTAAGTTCTTGACGACGACTAACACCCAAAAGAGTTAGCAAATCGTTGATATTTTTGGAAAACTTGTTAACAAAATCAATAGACTTAATTTCGCCCAAGTTAGCCATAGTAGTTAGTTTTTGTTCAGCCATATTCTAGCCCTTTCTAAAAAGATTAATATTTTCAGCGATTGCAGCCTGACGTTTGTCAGTATCTTCAATTGCCATAATTTGTTCTTTTGTGATTCCTGTAGTAGTACCACGACGTGGCGCGCTTTGAACTAGTCGTTCGTTTACGCGCTTTTCAACTTCACTATCAAATACATCACGTAAAGCCGTGATTTTAGCCTTTACTTCTTCAGCTGTTGGAGCTAACACATGATCTAAAAACTCTTGTGGCAACCCTTCGTCTGCCAAAAGCGACTGAGTTGCTAACTTCATTTCTCGTTCAGCAATAACCTGTTCGCGCTTTTCCAATTCAGCGATTCGTTTCGCTTCTTCTTCTCTAGCGCGTTCGTCTTTGGTTAGTTTAGCTAGTCGTTCGCCTTCGCTTTTAGCTTGTTCAAGCGCCGTTGCTTGTTCAGCTTCCCATTTGGTGCGTTCAGCAGCTAACATTTTACCGATTTCAGCACGGGTAAAAGTGCGTTCGTGCTTCTCGCTATCTGCATTTGATTCTACATCTACTGTTTTTTCATTCTGAGCGTCGACGGTCTCAGTCTGATCCACAGTCGTAGTAGTTCCGTTGATTTCTTCTGACATCTTTGTCCTCCAGCGATTACGTCGCTACTCGCTAATCTCGCTTTACGCCCGGCGGCGAAACAGTACAGCTTTTAGTGTCTTCAGCACAGTTTGGACAAGCAAAAAGCCGCATCGAATCCGACACGGTTTATAACAATTTATAGCAGCCTGTTCCTGCCGGTCAAGATGTTGGATCACCTCCTAGATTTAGCAATTGCCTCTTTAATCCCTATGATTAATCCATCGATGACTGCATAACCGAAAATCAATAATACAATCAATACGATGACGCCTGCTGTGATAGATACTAAATTCCAAATAAACATTTTATCTCCTTTTCTAGGCAACAAAAAAGCGCCTAGATATCATCTAAGCGCAAGATAGGCGGGACCGCCGAATGTCGCCCGCATTTCTCGACCCACTAGCTAAGTGGCGCGTTGGAGGCGGATACTTTTCAACCTCTATCTTTACTCTAATTATATCACATATCGTCCTTAGAGTAAAGCACCTTTTGCTCACGTTTTAATTTATTTAATTTTTGTTTTTTTATTTTGTGGTAGTGTATAACGTAACTACCGTCTTCGTTTTGTATAAGTGCCGCCTCCATCAAATATTTCAAACGTTCAGGAACTTGTTTATAGAGCAATACCGAATTGTTGTGATGACGAGTATTATCTGCGACATAATCCGGATCGGTAACTAATTCTTGCAACAATAACATTTGCTCCAGCGGAAACTCTGTTCCGTGTTTTTCTAAAGATTTCGCTAAATCTTTACCAGCAAAATTTACACGCTTTATTAATTCTTCGGTTCCTGTAATATTTGGCAGATAACCAATAACATAGCTATCTGCAAGATTGCGTTTTATATCATCGTAAGATATGTTTCCTTTTGAGACATCATCCCAAATTTTCGACAAATCTGCGCTTAATTTCTCAAATTCTCCATCGGAGGCATCACCATTCAATTCTTCTTCATCAGGTATCACGCCAGACCGGCAATTAAAATGAAAGGGTGGGGCATTCACTCCTACCTGCATTTCATCAATCAGATATCGCTTGTCTTCCGCATGGATTCTTTTGCAGATTTCAGTTGTCCGATTGTCCAGATGAACCAATATTCGATAGTATTTCAGCCCTGCGTCCTTGTAACGTTGAATAGCGGAGCGATTAACAATCATCGTTCCATCTGTCCTTATGAGTGTCTCAGCTCTGCTGTTGGCTACTTTGTATCTTTGCGCTAAATCTCTAGCCATCGTTCGTGGGTGATCTCCGCGAACAAAACCAGTCTTCAGAACCTTTTTTAAATCCTTAACTAGATTATCTGTATTGCCCCACAATTGCTGACTGTAGTTATAACCGTTAAAAGGTGTTTTGACTAATTCTTTTAAAGCAGGTTCGTTGATTGTACCAGTCCGGCCGCTCATAGCTTTCTTGTATCCCATGAAAGCCATTTTTTGTAAGTAGTTCTCGAATTTCTCGGCAATAAGACCTCTCGTTATACCTGCACGAAAGAGCATATCTAGTTGCAAAGACTCTAATCTTGTAGCGCGCGCAGCTGTATACTGTTCATTGAGCCTTTTAAGCAATTCTGGGTCTTTCTCGGCCTGCTCACGATACTTTCTGGCGTTCTCCCGATAATCTGACAGGTCAGTGCCTTTTAAGCGCTGTAGCGCCTCCTGATAACTCATAGAACCATTTTCAGAATACTTGCTGACAAAGTCATAAAAGGCTTTTTGCATTTCATTAGCTTGCTCTTGATAGACTTTGTTTAATTCTCCAAAAAAATCAATATCTTTTCGGTCTAGATAACGAAAAATTTCATCTGAGCGACCTGACCAATAATCAAGATGGTTTTGATTCAATTTCTTGCTCATCTTCGACCACCTCGTCTACTGGATCTAGCCGTGGTTCAGGCTGTTCTAAATCCTCTTGCTCCTTCAAACGCATCAATTCGTCTTCAGCATCTACACCCGTTACTTGGTTCAACAACTCAAAAACAGTCTGGTCACTAACAATTCCGTAAAGCGATTTAATCATTTCAACGATTTCTTTTTCGTTCTGTGGGATATTAGGTTTAAATACTACTGATGTTTCATTGATTAACTCATAAGCTGTATTTTCATTTCCTTGGATTGCCCAGATATTGACAGCCAATCGTAAGCGACGCATAAGGCCTGCTTCAAATAGGTCTTCTTGTTGCTCTCTGTAGTTATCGCTAGCCATGAGCTTGTACTTCATTGACTCGCCAGACTGTGTACCTGAGAAATTGTTATCAAGCGTGTCTGGTGTGAATGTGAATCGTAAGATATCATTCACGAGTCGTTGCTTGTATGCTTCTGCTCCTTGGCTATCATATGACTTGATTAAATAACTAGCGTCTGGGTTCGCTCCACCCGGATTTGGATTGTCATCTAAGATGAGGACTTGAGCTTTCTTGTAAGCCTGCGACACATACAAACGACCATTTGGATTAATTCGTCCATCTTCCAAAAAGTCATTTTCCTCTGCTCCTGTGTACGGATTGCCTTTGATCATCAAGATAGCATCATTGCTATTTTGCTGGAAATTAGCAAGCTCAGATTGTGACAAGTCATAAGCGTCTATGTTATCCAAAACCGACTCATAAGAACTTAAGCGCTCCTCGTTGTTGCTGTACTCATTGACTGGCACAGCTTTGAAGTAATGCTCTTGCTCATCTTTGAACGCCATTTTATCGCTATCCGTGGACTTCCACTCGTAGCTATAGATACGATCCGCGGTATAGACTTTGATGATCGTTTTACGCTTGCTATCTCCATAATCTACATCATAGTAATTTACGGCCATGAGTGAGTTTTGTTCGTAGGTATCGTCGTAAATGACAAAAGTTTGCTCTGGGCTGAGCTTATACAATTTAACCCACGCTTTGCCATCTCGTTCTGTAACTGTCAAAAGTTCATAAGCACGGCCGTACACACACAAATCTTTCTTGATTGAGGAGTTGTGTTTCTTCTCGTTGTTTTTAGCAGAAAAGTCTTTGATATTGTCAAGTATTGTTTCGTCTTCGTTTTTATACTCGACCGGATTCCCCAGCATGTACCCCTGTTCAAAAATGGTGATGTACTTAGCGAAGTCACTAGAAATACGATTATCTGCTGCAGTCTCGTCTGTTTTAGCAGGTCGATACTTGATATTGTTATCGCCTTTGTAATACCGTTTCAGCTCTTTTAGTCGTGGCTGTTGCTCTGCTTTATGACGGTTTACGTAGCGTTTTAACTGTTCAATCCAGTTATCAGAACCGTATTCGATGATTTCGAAGTCTTCCGTCATCATCATAAATTGTTCGTTCGATCTACTATCAAAACGTGTACCATTTAAAAATTTAACTTCCAATCTTACCTCCTGAAGTAATAAGACGCATTCTTCATGCGGTCTTGTGTCGATTTTCTTTCGATGTGATATTTCTCCAAAGCGTATCTGATCGCATCGATAACGTGGTTATTCGAATCAATTGGCTCGTTCAACCAATTGCCGTCTTTATCTTGCTTATAGATGTACGTATCAAATTCTTCTATCGTCTTTTCGCAAGACGGGTGGATATAGATTTTAAATTGCTTCATAAAGTCTATACCAGCGTTGATTGAGCCTTTTCCCTTTACAGACGCTTGTATTCTTCTGACGCCTTTCGACCTCAACTCTGCTATCAAGCGTTGCTCTGCACTATCTGCTGTAATTTCAGCGTTTAGCATATCGTTCTTAGCAATCATCTGGTAAATGTCTTCTGTGGTCATAGCGTGCTCGTAATGTTCTGCATATATCCACAGTTCTTTTTGATCCAGATCGACAGCCAACCGAGGGAAAGTAGTTGGGTCGTGCGTAAAACCAAAGTCAAGACCTGCAGCAGTTTCACCTACTCGTTTGATTGTGTCCTGTATATCAAAATCACGGACACTGTAATTCTCAAATACCAGCCCCTCAGCAACTCCCCACTCACCATCGCAAACGATTCTAGCCCGTCTAGGATTCGTCTGGTACAAATCCTCGTATCGTTTGATATCGACAGCATCAAGCCATTCATTGCAACGATAGGTCGTCGTAAGCGATAACGTATCCGCTCTCTGAGTCTCTTTATCAAAAAAGACGCGTTTGAGCCAGTGCCTTTCGTTCCACGGGTTGAATGTAACCGTGATTTGTTTAAAAAAGCCAGGCGCATCCAAGCTACCACGGATCGACTCGACAACCGTACTAAACTTATCTTCGCTTTCGATTTGATAAGCCTCTTCGAACCAAGCCCAGCAGAGAATTCCTACATCGACTGTAATAGATGTAATTTTTAACTCATCATCTAAACCACGAAATAGTATCTTCTGCCCTGTCTCTTTGACTGTTATTTCAGGCAAGGACTCATTGAATTTAAATTTATGAGAGACTTTTAGTTGATTAGCAGCCCACTTAAAATCTGTATAGGTTGATTGCTTATTTGTGTTCGAGTACCTGCGCACTACAAGTAAGTTAGCCCAAGGATATTTGAGTATACGCGTGATAAAGTTAAGAGCTGTGGTCTTTGATTTCTTCGAACCGCGCGAACCTTTCACAACGCGGTAAAAATTACGAGATCGCCAAAATCGACCATAGCCACCCCCTACTGTCTTAGGTAAGTCAACAACTATATCATTTGGCTTAATCTGGTATGTCTGACTCATTCGCAAACACCACCGTTCCAGAAACTTCGACCTCAGATTTATCTGTCCAGAGCCTATGCCGTTTACCAAGAAGTTCTGCAGCTTTTATCCTATCTTTAGCTCCTACGTCTATATCCGTTATTTCTTGCCCTAGCTCTCCTATACTAATTAGTGTCTGTTCTTGCGTCTCTCCTCGCATTACAGCTGTTAGATAGCCAAGTACTTCTTCCTGAGTTGCAATCTTCTCAGACGCAAGCTGAGCCAATCTCTCGTCTATATAGGATTTTATTGCAGTATTTTGTAGTAGCTTAGATGCATTCGTGTTCGCGTACTTAGAGCTATACCCTGCTTTGACAGCTGCCCCTGTTGCATTCCCGCTGATGATGTACTCGTCAGCGAATCTTTGTTGTTTTAGAGTTAATTTAGCGATTTTCCATCACCACCTTTTTTTAGACAAATAAAAAGCCGCTTCATAGCGACTAAAACATATTGGAATGATTGGGTTTGAACCAACTACCTCTCGTATTTCATCTAAGCGCTCTGTCAACTGAGCTGCATTCCAAAAAACCAAAAAGCATGAGACTACTGCTTAATTCAAGTGACTTTCGACGACTTATAGGTTATCATCTTGTCCACAAGCATCCCTGCTTGTATCACTCATGCACGGTTAGTTAGACTAACCAATCCTTGCGTTACAAACTACTAAGCTATTTTTCAATTAACGAAGACCCCGCTAAAAGTCTAAGCTGCTTTACTCTTTAACTTCGTTCGCATCCTTGCGAGATTTGAACGGGTAATCTAATTACCGAAGTGCACTTTCATTTGCAACGGGCGATGACTTTTGCAATAAACAAAATATAAAAAGCAATATGTTTTTTGTTAGCATATCATAGACGTGCATCGCCATGCGTTTCATTTTCTTTTGAAAAACAAAATGCGCAACGCCTATTATTACCGTCAAGTTGGCAACCTTTCGGCTTGTCTTTTACTTTCGGGTGCTCAACCCGATGCAAATAAACATGACACCCGCTTTTGGCGCGACCCTCAAACTATGATGCCTTATTCATCCTCCGTACTCGCTTCAAGCACTGCCGACACAGTCCATCACCGATTGGCTCTTGGGAACACTCTTCAACTTCGTACGTTGCTACCCTATGCGAATAGCACTAGAATTACATTGCTTAGACCGACCATTTCTGGCACTAAGATTGATATGCCATAATCTTAGTTTTCCTATGTCGCCATAGATTATCAAGGCTAAGCCCTAAAAGCCGTGCAGGACTCGAACCTGCGCTCTCACAGCACCTTGCTACGACTTCCAAAAATAATTATTAGGAGTTTAATAAAATAGAAAAAGTTGAGAAATCCATCTGTCATTTTTTTGACACTACCATAATATCACTTTGAAAGTGCATGTGGGTGCAAAGTGTGCAAGATTTTTTCTTCTGCGTTTTCTTTTGCGTAGAAAATACTTCTGCGACTCAATGGCAGTTCTCTTTCAATTTCCTTGATGGAATGCCCGTTGATGTAATAGAGTCTCATAATCAGGTTTTCTATTGGATCCTCTAGCGCTTCGATGACTCTTACCAATTCATCACGTTCTTTGTAGAGCTGTTGGATTTCCCGATATAGCTTTTCGGATTTGTCAATAATCAGCACATTCAATTCTTCCGATCGATTAACCGAGCTTTCGGTTTTTGGCATATCGTCATATTGCTGACTGCGGAGAATGCCAGATTTTAGGCTAATGATTTCCTGATGTTTAGACTTAACTTTGATGTCAATGTATTTAAGGGTTTTTAATCTACGTCTGATATCAATAGTCATCCGCTCCCTCCAATTTTCCTATTTGTTCGTCGCAGGACTTTATCTGTTCTTTCAGCCATCGTCTTCGTTTTGCCATAGCACTCAGACCGAAAGCATTTTTTACTTTTTTCAGTTCTTCATCAGTGCCTTGCTTACGATAACATTCTTTTGCACGACGCCAATGAGCAAGTTTATCAAACTTATCCATTTTCAAGCTCCTTTATTAGCCAATCAAGATTTTTGCGAGCTTTCTTCAGATCCTCGAGTCCGTTCTTCTTCTGAAAACGTAGCATATACTTGATCGAATTCCCCCAGTAGAAGCCTTGTACGGCTGTTAAGTTTCCCGCAAAATTCCGGATCACCTCAATTGCTTCAAGACCAAATGCACCCTTGTAATGATAAGGATTATTGACTTTATCGCAAGTTAATTCTTCTAGCACCTGTTCATATGATTTTTCTTTCATTTTGTTCCTCCCGCTTGTTTCTCTAGCCAGTTAAAGAGCAGACCGAACTGCTCAGTCACCAGCTCGTCATCATTGTATTGTTTGCAAATTTGTCCCATTGATTCGACCGCCCATAGCCAATAAGCGTCTGAGCCAAATCCGACTTCTTGACTCTTCTGATTGCTGCGCGCCATCCAGTCTGGAATCTCAACACTAAAGAAATGTATATAGTTCATCATTCCACTCCTCAACCTTGACGTAGATACCCACGACCTCTGACCAAAATTTTTCGACAATCTCGCTTGCGACGTGAGCGTCATTTTTCCAAAAACCAATCTCGGTCATACAATCCTTAAATAGTTTTTGAATATTGTCCGTGTCTGGTGCTGTTGTCTTATACTGACCGTTTTTCACTCCCTTTATCATAGGGAAACACCATTTCACTGTCAGTCGAACTGCTCCTTTAAATTTATCAGGTGGCACATGCTGGGCAAGCAAGCTTTCAAATTTCATCCTGGCATTTTTTAATTCAGTGGGTTCATAAAAAATTGGCTTACCAAATTGGACGTTTACCTTTTTTTGCTGGTGAGTTGTTGTTGGAATTTTTTCCATCGGTAAAAAAAATTCAATCATAGTAATCAACCCCCATCCATTGACCAGTATCGGGATTGTAAACAATATATCCAGCTGTTTTTAGTTGGTCTTTTACCCAGTTCAAAAGAGTTGGTTGATTTGCAACCCATTTTAAAACTTCAGAATCAGAATACCGAAAATCTTGACCTGGTAACGTGTGATAAAGTGGTGGCATTTTTTTACCTACTTCTAAATTCACTGAATACTTTTTCTTTTTACGTACCATCTTTATTTTTCCTTTCTTTTTATACGCGCCTAAGTTCAGAGTGAAGGACAGGGTTACAGGGTTACAAGGGGCGGATGCATAGCCCCCTTGTTCCTGTACCTGTTCTTCTGAACTCTCAGGGACATTTCCTAAATATCTCTCCTCAAAGAGGGAGATATTCTGTCCCTGGTTTTGTCCCTCGGACATATCGAATATTTTATCGAAATGTCCCTCTATTTCTACACCTCAAGGACACAAGGACATATCGATTTTTTGTCCCTGTGTCTCTAGGGACATATCGAATAATGTCCTTCGATGTGTCTATCGATATGTCCATCGATATGTCCTTGTCCCTATTCATTTATATTTGAGTTTTTAGGCACGATTTCCTTGTTTATAATTTCAAATTTTCCATTATTTTTTATCCACCTACGGACTGTTTTTTCGCTTACCAACTTCTCCTCAGTAGAGAAATAATCTACCAAATTTTTGAGAGTTACTGGTTCGATGCCATCGTTCAAAACTTCAATTGCAGTCTCAACTTTCTTAGCTTTGTCCTCTTTAGTTTCTTTCCTTTCGAAATTTTTCTTCCATGGAGAATTTTTCCCGTTCACATCTTCGCCTAGCTGTATGTCAGCCAACACTCCAGTCTCATCCAGCGCATGTACTGGATAGCTAAACCACATATTCACTGGCTTAAACTTGGCAAATTCTCGAAGAGTGCCTTCAACACGCCATGCGGTTGCTATCTGGATTCTGCTGCGAGCTTCTTCGAGCCTGTCCGTGTATGGCGCTCTAGTCATCACGTCAGGAATACCTTTCTCAAAGTGCGTCCGCATTTGCGCAGGGCTTAAAAGGTCATCTAGTCCGACATTCTGTTGGTAATAGGCATTGTTCTGTTCTTGCAGAGCCAGTTTGTAAAGTTCGCACGCTGCCTGATTTAGTCTTTGAGTAAGTAATTCTTCAGATACTTCTAGCTCTACTAAGTCGATAAGCGCGTCAGGATCACGAGCAAATACACCCGAACCACTAGCACGATCCATGGACTTCTTACCACCTTGAGAACCCTTTGAATGATGATGGCAGTAGATAACGCTAGAGCCCAGCTCTGTAGCCACCTTATCAAATTGATTCGTAAAATGTGCCATTTGGTCTGCGCTGTTCTCGTCACCAGTCAGGACTTTATAAATTGGGTCAATGATGACTGCGATGTAATTCTTCTTCAAAGCTCGACGTATGAGCTTAGGCGCCAGCTTGTCCATTGGCACGGTCTTCCCACGAAGATTCCAAATGTCGATGTTCTGGATGTTCTCTGGTGGCAATCCCATGGCTTGGTAGACATCACGGAAGCGATGTAAAGCGGATGGTCTATCTAGTTCCAGGTTGACATAGAGGACACGACCTTGCGTACAATCCCAACCAAGCCATTTCTTACCCTCAGCAATCGCAATCGACATTTCAATCAATGCGAACGACTTACCAGCTTTGGACGGTCCCGCAATCAGCATTTTGTGACCTTGACGAAGAACTCCTTTTATCAGCTCAGGCGCTAACTCTGGCAAGTTATCCCAGCTGTCGGCTAATCCTTCCGGATCAGGTAGGTCGTCGTTCAAATCTTCGATGTATTGGTACCACTCGTCCCAATCAGTCTTACCAATGTTAGTATCCACCAAGAATTGCTTCTGCCCATTTCGGATAAAGCCCGGCATGCGTGATAGTCTACTTGGGTTTCGGTTCTGAGTGTCTACGATGATGCCGTTTTTTTGACAGACCTTGTAAAGGTAGTCAACGCGGTTCCGATACTCTTCGTAATTCTTAGCATCTACTTTAACAATAGCATGTAGCGACTTGTTCCCGCTGTGAACCAAGGCTGCAATCGGCAACTCAAGTTCTTTGTAGATAGCATTCTGCTTGTCAATTGGCATACTATCTGACTCGACCAGAGCATACCTGAAATCTGTCACGTTTTCATTCTTAGCGCCCTTCCCATCCATTGGATTGAATCGGATCCATGCGCCAGCCTCTTCGTGATAATCGCCTAAGACTGCTCCGACGTCCCCATTACACTTGCTAAGTGCTTCAATCAATTGGCCAGCAGTTCGGTCGTAGGCTCCTTTAGTTGGTAGCCATTTGACAATCTCGCCTGTTTCATCATCAGTCTTTGGATAACATTCAGTCACATAACCAACATTTTCACTAGCTTCGAAGAGCGTTTCAAGGTATTTGATAATTTCCTGCACTGGATTCCAGACGGTCGGTTCATGGATTTCCTTGCCTTCTATCCAGTTTTTGTCAATAACCCTGTAATCGCGGTCGATGGTATCATTCCAGTCCAATTCATGCGCGTTCTCACTGTCGTAGCTAGATTGCGACACCCAACCATTTTCTTTTGCTAGCTGGGTAATCGTAGCGCCTGTTACAATCGTTCCCGCTTCTTCGTTAAATGTGTCCCATTTTTTAAAACACTCAAATTTCTTGTATCGGCTGTCGTTTTGGGACCAGTTATCCCAATCAGAAGCTGTATATCCCTCGTGCTTCAGGGCCATGCCTACATTCACCCATGTCTGGTAGTCTACCGTGGCAGGATTGATGTAATCCAGCAACGGCAACAAATTAAAATCATTCTCTGCCACTGTTTTCTCCTTTTATTTCAATTCTTTTGCTATTGCAGCAATAACATTCACGGTCACGCTATTGCCTGCTTGTTTGTATAATTGACTGTTAGAGTTGACCTCCTGCACCTTATCAAAAGCCCAATCAGGAAAACCTTGTAACCTCCAACACTCACGAGGTGTTAGTTTGCGTACCTTACCATCAATAAAAATTTTGGGTTCTCTTTGTCCACCTTGCATCGTATTTAAACAAGGTGCTAATCCAGCTGGACTATAAACTCTCCCGCATTGAGGGTTTCCGCCAAAACTTTCAGTTTTCTTGATATTCCCTAGTTGGATAATTGATTTATCTGATCTTGTTTCAAAAATAGGAAATACTTGTCTTCCACTTGTTCCTCTAAGATGTCCGATAATGAACACCCGTTCTCTGTTTTGGGGGACTCCAAAATCCTTGCTGTTAAGCACTTGCCATTCGACATCATACCCCAACTCATCCAACGATTCGATGATTGTCTCAAAGGTGTACCCTTTATCATGGCTAATAAGCCCCTTGACGTTCTCGAGGAATAGATACTTAGGTTTGAGAACGGAAGCGAACCTTGCGATTTCAAAGAAGAGAGTTCCATTTGTATCTTCAAAACCTCGTCTTGTCCCAGCAACGCTGAAAGGCTGACACGGAAATCCTGCGCAGATAACATCGACTTGTCCGATTGCTTTGATTTCTTTCTTTGTGATTCCTGTTGCATCATGTAGCTCTATTTCTCCTTCTGTTTTATGTATCGCTTTATAACTAGCTCTTGCAAATTTGTCTACTTCGCAAAAACCAATACATTCGTGACCGGCAGCTTCCATGCCAAGACGAAAGCCCCCGATTCCTGCAAATAAATCTAAAAATTTCATACATCACCTCGGTAAATATTCAGCAGGTCTCACGCCTGCTGGCAATCTCCATCCGTTTGCAGCAATGCGGTCAATCATATTTCTAGCTTGGTCAAATTGCCACATTCCGACATCTTTAAAGCCTCGGCCTTCCAAAAATCGAATTTGCTTCGGTGTCGTTAAGCCTTCTGATTGACGTTTGTGCAATCTGTCCAACAAGAGATTAGCTTTTCCAGCGTTGCCTATTTCGTCGGTAAAGATACCGTACTTCTCAAGTGCTTTGATTTGCTTGTCGCTAGCAGGTGCCATTTCCCATCCAAAATTAGGCACGTAGTTTGATAGATCTTCTGCGTGTATAGACATTTCAAATTGCAATGGATCCACTAGCTTGCGTTTGCGCTTGCGCATTTCTTCCAGTTGTTTTGCCAGCGCTTCCTCACGTTGAGCGACTACGTCTTCTGCTGCCTTAACTTCCATATCTTCAAGGTCAAGCATGACACCCGTTTCTTCTTCCATGTTCTCAACCATCTTCTGAGCGACTTCTGGAGTTTCACAAATCAAGTGAGCCGGCCGGCATAGCTCGTGGCGTTCTGTATGCCAGAGAAAATCAAGCAAGAGCAATTCTTCCTTCCCTGGATGCAAGCGAGTACCACGCCCGACCATCTGGCTATACAGCGCTCGTACCTTAGTAGGTCTTAGCACTACCACGCAGTCTACTGATGGGCAATCCCAGCCCTCGGTTAAGAGCATAGAGTTACATAAGACATTGTAACGGTCATTCTCGAAGTCTTCTAAAACTTCTGCGCGGTCCTTGGACTCACCATTAACTTCCGCAGCGCGAAAACCTTTGGCGTTTAGGATATCGCGAAACTTCTGCGAGGTCTTGACTAACGGTAAGAATACGACAGTTTTACGGTCAGCGCATTGTTTGACCATCTCGTCTGCTATCTGCTCCAGATATGGATCTAGAGCCGTTCCGACATCGCTTGCTTTAAAGTCTCCTGCCGACATGCTGACATTTGATAAATCTAAGCTAAGCGGGATTGTCAACGCCTTGATTTTCGATAGATAACCTTCTTTAATAGCCTGAACTAGCGAATACTCGTAAGCCAAACTTTCGAAGTAAGAGCCAAGATTCTTCATATCTCCACGGTCTGGGGTCGCTGTTACCCCGAGGACATTGGACTGCTCGAAGTAGCCAAGGACACGCTGATAGCCGTCTGAAATAGCGTGGTGGGCTTCGTCAACAACAATCGTATCAAACCAATTAGGCGGGAATTGACTCAGTCGTTTTTCTCTTTGCATAGTCTGGACTGATCCTACGACTACTCGATACCATGAGCCAATAGAGGTATTTTCTGCTTTTTCTAAAGCTGTGCCAAGCCCTGTAGCAGTCTTGAGCTTATCGCTCGCCTGCTCTAGCAATTCGGACCTATGAGCAAGGACAAGCACCCGCTTGCCCTCTTTCACTTGGTCTTCAATGATTTTGGAAAAGACAATTGTCTTTCCACATCCTGTAGGCAATACTAAGAGCGTGCGCTTGCGACCTTTAGCCCATTCAGCCTGAACAGCTTCCCGTGCTTCCTGTTGATAAGGTCTTAATTGCATCCCTTACCTCCTAAAATTGTCCAGCTTGATATCCAGCTTGTGGTTGTTGTGTAAAGTTTGGTTGCTGAGCTTGTCCCGGTTGTTGATTCAATACCTTTGCATAGTCCACATCTTCAGCATAAATCATGCTCTTGGCTTCGTTGTACTTGTTACCATTGTACTCGCGAATCCCAACCTTACATACTCCGACTTTACCAATAATTGAGTTCCAATCCATGCGAAGAGGCTCGCCTTTTCGCTTTTGCCCGATAGATCCAAAGAACGCGGAAAGCATGCCTTCGGTTGAGCTATGCAAGAATAAATTGTGGCGGAGCTCTGTTTCACCTTCGTTTGCTACGATTTGAAGATGGATTGTTGCTTTTGGACAAGCCGGCAACTTGCCTGGATTTTGTGGGTTTGGTGTATGACGTCCGCGATCATAGCTTTTAACCGTGAAAAAGTATAGGCCTTCTGGTAATAGAACAAATTCAGAATCCTTTTGAATTGTGTCTTCCCATCCAAGTTCGCGTTCAAAGTTATTGTATTGTTGTGTCATGTTGTTTTTCCTCTTTTTTCTAATAATTTTTGTTGTATTTTGCTATAATTTCTAATTCCCAAAACTTACACGGTAAAGGGCAATTCTGGTTCGGTGCGTACTTGATTCTTGATAACTTCTAGAGTTTCCTTCCAGTGTGCCACGATCATATCCCAGTAATCGACAGGGAAGTTTTCGATTGGCGTCCCTAGCGGGAAGTGACCGCGGATATAAGCGACTTTTTGAAGTTCTTCTTCCGTTACACTTTCCTGCTTCATAAGGTCTATCAGACTGGTTGGCAAGTTAGAATCATATTGTATTGGTTGTGTCGGTTCAATTTGAGCCTGTGGCTCCTTAGGGACGCTATTTTGCGGTTTAGTTGCTACCTGCGACATATCAATTGGCAATTCCGTTTGCGTCGACTGTGGTGTTGACGTAGCTTGTTGTGGCATTTGCACTTGCTGACTTACAAAGATATGAGCAACACCGCTGTAATTAAATGGCAATTCATCTGGCAATCCGTGACGATTCTTCGCGTCCCATGCTGGTCGATGGTTTGTATACATCACACGCTCACCACCTTGGGCTTTTTTCTTGCCGTTATCGGTCGTCATGACTAAAGTTTTGTAATTAGCAAACAGAACCATGTCTGCCCATTCTTTTACCAGCGGTGCTGTTTTAGAACCTGTCTTTTGACCAAGCTTTAATTCATACCGATCATAAGATCCCATCTCGTCTGGTTGTTCAAATTTCTTGATTTGAGCATGTGCAGTCAATACCACGTTGATGCCCATATCTACCAAATCAGACAGGCTATTCAAGAAACGTCCCATTTCTTCTTGGACATAAGTATAGCCCTTGCCCCAGCCGAAATCTTCAATACCTTTCTTTCCATGCTGAGCGCAGACATCAGCTACAGCCATAGACTCTGCCCAGTCAATCGTATCGATAACGAGCGTTCCGCACTCGATCGGATTGGCCTTGATAAAGGCAATCTCATTGTTAAGCATAGTCCAGCTTGTCGGCTTGTCCAACCGCGCTACATCCATGTTATCTGTTGAGCCCTCAGTGTCGATGAATACTGGATTCGGAAATTCCGCTGCGAAGGTAGACTTACCGATACCCTCAGGACCGTAGATTACTACCTTTTGAGCTCGTGCCCGTTTTCCTCTTGTAATTTGCATTCTCTTACTCCTTTCTAAAATCCACCTTGCCAACCTACTGATTGGCTAGCTTCTGGCTGTACGCTGTAGCCGTCGTCGATAATGATGGAACATTCCCCGCCAGTTGACACTCGAGTCGCGATTGCTTGCAAGCCTTCTTGTTCGAGCCATGCACCAAATTCTTGCAAAGTCAGCTGATCCATTTGCTCTAACTTGTCAATGAGTACGAATCCACATTCTGGCTTCAATTTGCGTACGATTGCAGTTGCAACCTGCAGTTGTTGGCTACCAGACATGTTGTCCCAGCGTTGACCAAGATAGAGCAATTCTCCATCATCCACAGACAAGTCCGGCAATGGCAAGTCTGCATTAGTAAGTAAGTCTGTCTTCTGCTTGCGAATCTCCGCAATCACATTGTCTAATTCCTTGTACTGCTCACGATAGCTCTTAGCATCTTCTTCTGCCTTATCTTTGTCCAGATTAGCGCGCACTTTACGATTGATTTCGTCAATTTCTGCAATATTGTTTTCGATTTCTTCAGTCGATTCATCGATAAGATCCATAGCGTCGGTATTTGCGATAACTAAATCTTTAGCTAACTGACTTTCTTTTTCTTTGGCATCAGCCAGCAATTGCTCCAGCCGCTCAACTTCTGCGGCCGCTGAATCGTGTTGATTTTGGATAGTGACTAAGTTTTGACGCTTGCGGGCATTCTCACCATTCTTAGCAAGAATAGTTTGTTGTTGTTGGATAAGTTCAGCGATAGATACTAATTCTTTCGGTGCGTCTGGATAGTACGGTTGTTCTTTCGCAAACTTTTCTTTTTGGTCAGCGATCACACCAATTGCATGGCGCTCGTCATACTTAGCCTTTTCTTGCATTTCTAGCTCAGCTAACTGCGGACCGACTCCGATGATTTGTAGTAAGGTTTTCGCTTTTTCTTTGCTGGTCTGCTCCATAAATTTCGGCAAGTTGATAGCCAATTCTTCCACGAAGCTATCTAGCAAATTTTGACCAGCCTTGTTTCCACTTGGATCAATAACTTTGAGAGTGCTATTCTTTCCGCTGCGCTCCACAATCAGGCCATTTGAGAGCGTGATTTTTAGGCTAGGCGGGATTGTACTACCTTCGCGCTGTGCTTGGCTAGGCTTGTACTTGTTTCCGCCTAGCGCCCAAGCAATCGCGTCTAATACGCTTGTTTTCCCTTGGTTGTTATTTCCACCGACTATTGTCAAACCTTTTGCAGATGGCTCTAGCTTAACCGCTTTAACGCGCTTGACATTTTCAATTTCTAGTTTGTTAATTGTTACCATTTGTTACTCCTTCTTATTTATTTAAGCAATTCTGAATTTTCGTAGATGTTGCCGATGACATCTAATGATATGTGGTCGGCCAAGCCGTTAAAGAATAGCGCTCTTGGTTCGTTGTGTTCTATATCAATCCCAAACATGGCCCAATTATCAAAATATCTGATAACTCCTTTACTATCAGCAGATGGAACTTTGGTATTTTGATATTGGACAACATCCCCCTCAAAAATCTCATTGCCATTCTTATCTTTGAGACCTGTTGATTGCATGAGTTCAACTTCGTCCGCTAAACGTTGAAAAGTAATACCATCACCAATAAATTCAAAATTACCGTTGTCCCAATGAATCTCATCAACATCAATCATTTCCTTGTCATTCTTGAGCCAAGCCCTAAATTTTTCTTTCATTTCAAATCCTCCTCTTTCACGAACACACCATCTACCATTTTTCCTTTACGATCTTTGATTTCGTTCCATGCCAATTCAAGGCAGGCTTCAAGTGTTGTGCTGTATCTAATGCTGATAATTTCCAAGTAGCGGTTGATTTCCTGAATATTCCTCTTATTGGTTCGAGGTCCAAAGTTTCCAGATAAATCGCCGATTGAAATCGCGATATCGCATAGCAGCGTAGTCATGCCGTGAGAAGAGGTCGGTTGCTCTACATACAAGCTTCCTAGCTCAATTCCGCTCTGCTGACAGTAGATGATTTCCACGACTAGCATGTCGCCGATGCTATCCTTGACTTGCTCAATATTGCCTTTGAGGTGTCCTTGGACAAGCTCCCCAAATTCCTCATAGAGTTTCAATAGCTGCTTACGACTATCTGCCTTATCCAATCCACGGTCTTTAGACCACTGCTGCACGTTTTCGATTAATTCTTTTAGTTCCATACTTCCTCCTGATACTTAAATGCTGGCGTGATACCTTTCCTAGCTATCGCCAAAGCGTCTATTTCTGCTTGTCGTTGCTGCTCATGATATAGTCGCATATCTTCTTCGTACTGAGCCACTAACTCAGCTTCTAAGCGTGCTAAGCGCTCTTTTTTAGCTCGTTTACGAGCGTCTATGCGATTTCCATACCAGCCAGCAACGAATGCGATGGTTGCAACCAAAGCAACGCCCAGCAACTGACTTCCTAATGTTGGTTCCATTTTATTTTTCCTCATTTGAATCTTATAAGATTGTTATTTCTTTTTGATTTTTCTTTTTTAACAGACAGCGTCACACCTTTGTATTTGTTAGTTAGTTTTGTGAGTTCGTTTTTTACTTCTACGACGCTCTTTTTTGCTAATCTGTTTTTATAGTGGATTCCAAGACCAAAATTATCTCGTTCCCAATCCATTATTAGCCGCATCTGCTCATAATTTTGCATTTAACACCTCCCTGTGATATAATTAAGTAAATATTTTTAGAAGCCTAATCGCTTCGCTAGTGCCTTGTCCGACTCAATCTCGGCAAGGCTTATTTTTTTAGCACGGTAGCGGTTTAGTTCTTTCCATTTTAAAAACTTTCGGAATCCTTCGTAATCAACGAAGAATATCTTGTGCGTTGGGTTAAAAACGTATTGCTCAAATTCCGGATTTTCTCGCATTTCTTTTGCGAATTGTTTTGCTGTCCCGGGTTTAAGGCCTTCCCACTTTTGCATTAGATGCTCATAATCTCCGCCTGTCGGTTCTTCCGTCCCGTCAGCTGGCGTGTAGATAATTTCTTTTATCTTTACCTGCGGCATAATCTTCCCTACCTTTCTACTCGATTCCATAATCTTCAATCACTTGAAGAATGAAACTGTTAGCCCGTGGCCCTTTTGTTGTTCCACTTAGAATATTTGTGACTTCCTGTCGCTTAAAGCCGTAAGCGACTGCTAGAGTTGTTTTTTTAATGCCTTTCTCTTTCAAGAAAGCATTAACCCTTTCACGACCGTTTGCGATATCTGGCATATATTTCTCCTCTCTACTTATCTGTAAACAAGAAACAACTAAATTTTTAACTATTTTTTATCTTTTCGCTTGACAGTTTTAAATAAATAATTTAAAATTAAGGCATGATAAAAACGACAATAAATCCATAAATACCGTTCGCCAAAACTTTTTTATGATTTATTTCTTTAGTTGTTTTTTTAGTTGTTTCTTACTTACAAAAACTATTTTAAATTATTTATTTAATTTTGTCAACACTTTTATATAAATAATTTAAATATTTTTTGTCAATCTCTGAGAAAGGTTGATAAATCAATGTTCTTAACATTTGAAAGAATCAAAGAACTTGCTAAAAAACGAGGTTTATCTTTAAATCAATTAGAAGAAAAACTCGGATATAGCAAAAACACATTATATTCTTTAAAACGGCAAAAGGTAAGTTCTGACCGTCTTCAAGAAATCGCAGACTATTTCGGAGTATCCACCGACTACTTACTAGGTCGCACGGATAACCCAGCTATCGCAGGAGAAAAAGCTCCAGAACAAGAAATAGAACTTGACGACTTGGACGGACGCATCATGCTCTTTGACGGCAAGCCATTGTCCGATGACGACAAGCGAGCTATTAAGGGTATCATAGAGGGCTACCTCAATAGCAAGAAATAAGTTTAGGTAGGGAGATTATGGATAAAGAAAAAGAACTGTTGGAGCAGTACGAGGTATCACTTTATACTTTCGAGCCAGACCAATGGGCTGGGCGTGGTTTCTACGACGCAGAGACAAGGACTATTTTCTTAAACAGCTCCTTATCGCCTGCAGAGCGCCACAGAGTGCTGCTACACGAATTAGGGCACTTGGAGCATATCGGCTCTATATATCGTCACTCTGCTATGCGCTGCGAGAATGAAGCTAACAGGCACATGATCCATAAGCTATTAGAAGAAGAGCTTGCATCATCAGACGACTACAAGTCTTTTAATTACTTACACTTTATGCAAAAACACAAATTAAAGACAGTAACAGATGAATTGATGGTCATCGACGAATATTATGAATTGATAGGATGAAATATGGATTTCAAAAAATTAAAAGATATAGCAAAAACTGCAGTCGATAAGACCGCAGAAGGTATAAGCAAAGCTAACGATATAAGAAAAAAGGCAGCACTGGAAACAAAAATAACTTTTCCAGCAAGAAATCAGTTCTCTAGTCCTACTACTGTTCGAAAAACGGTTGATGGCCAATACTACATTGGTATCTACTCAGAAGAACCTGTACTTTACGAATTTGAAAACTTTAGTTTTTCTGGCTCTACAATTATCGAGCGCACAACTACTACAGGAAAAACCAAACAAAAAGGCAAGAAAGCCAGCACACTTGCTGGTGCTGCTTTAGGTACTGTTTTAGCGCCAGGGATCGGAACAGTTGTCGGCGGAATGATTGGGGCTTCTGGTAAGAAAAAAGGAACTATCAATTCTACATCGGTTACTACCCAAGAAGAGAAACTTGGATCAGCATCGGTATTGCTCAGAAATATTGTAACTGGTGAAATTAAAACTATTTCAACAAAACTAACTCAAGCGCAAGCAAATAACATCGAAAGATTTTTTGAATAAATAAAAAATCCCCACATTCTCGGCCGGCAAGCTTGAATGTAGGGAAAACCTGTATAAGAAATAACCATTCAAAAGGTCGTTTTCTTGTACTCATTTTACCAAAAATGAGGAGAAAAAACAATGTGGATAAAGAAATTAGAAAATGGAAAATATAAATTTTTTGAGAGATACAAAGATCCGTATACTGAGAAATGGCGTAGAGTCTCAGTTACACTAGATAGTGGTTCTAGCCGAGCCAAAAAAGAAGCCCAGAAGATTTTAGATGAAAAGATTGAACTCAAATTAGGTAGCCTAAAAAGCTCTGATATGCTTTTTACAGCACTTTTTAATAACTGGTGGGGATTTTATCGACAAGGACTTAAAAACTCGTCTATAGCGTCGTTAGAAGGCAATATACGAGAGATAAGAGAAAAGTTTGGGAGAGATACCAAAGTTACTAAAATAGACCCTCTTTATATCCAGAAATACTTAGACAACCTAGATGGATCACGCAGTAAAAAAGAGCGTCATAAGTCCATGCTCAATCTTGTCTTTGATTATGCCGTAGAGAAGAATATCCTAACTGACAATCCATCCCGGCGGGCAAGGTTGCCAAAACAAAAAAAGACTCTGGATGACTGGCAGAGAGTCGCTAGTAAATATCTTGAAAAGCACGAGTTACAAGACTTATTGAAAGAACTCTATAGCCGGCCTAATACATATAGGATAGGACTGCTCGCGGAATTCATGAGCCTTAACGGCGGCCGTATTGGCGAGGTTATAACCATCCGGGCAGAAAACCGAGACTATGAGACCCGCAAGCTACAGCTTATAGGCACTATAGACCGGACTGCAGGATATAAACAAGGGATAAAAACAAGCCCGAAGACAGTGGCCGGTTATCGGACAACTGACATGACCAAGCGGGAAATGGAAATTATCCAAGAATTAGAACAATTAAACCAGATAGAACAGACAACAAACCCAAACTATCAGAATCTTGGTTATATCTTCACGACTAAGAACGGCATACCTATTCAGATTAATTCTTTCAACTTGGCCATCAAACGAGCAAACGAGCGACTAGATAACCCTATTCAAAAGAATTTAAGCAGTCACATTCTTAGGCATACACTAATCAGCCGACTGGCCGAAAAGAACGTGCCGTTAAGAGCTATTATGGAACGTGTGGGGCATTCAGACGCCAAAACTACAAATCTAATCTATACCCACGTTACCGACAACATGCGCAGCCAAGTTGTGGATGCTTTGGAAGATGATTAATATCTTGCCCCTTATTTGCCCCTTTTAGATAAAAAAAGAGCCCGTGACACGAGCGAAACGCTGGTATTACGGGCTTTTCTATTCGAAATTATTTTACAGCGTCTTTAAGAGCTTTACCCGCTTTGAAAGCTGGTACTTTAGAAGCTGCGATTTTGATTTCTTTACCAGTTTGTG